AGCATTGATAGGTCGTTCTCCAGACTTTAGCGATTGTTTGGCTATGCGAATGGTGTTTGAATATACGCCTCGTTTTCAAGTTTCAGTTTTTTAGTATAAAATAACTAACTTTGACATAAATGTACATATATGGGATTATTTGATTTCTTTAGCAAAAAGAAAGTAAACACTCTTTTACCTACATATCCTTTAGGTTCACAAGTAGCAATACAACAAGGAATTGTAACATGGCAAGGGCAAAACGCCCAAGCATACGTTCGTGATGGCTATCAACAAAATGATATAGTTTATTCAATCATTAAACTAATTTCAGATAAGGCAAAGTTAGCACCATTCCACGTTTACAAGGTAGTTGATGAAGCTGCGGCTAAAAGATACAAGTCGTTAATGAAGCAGCCAGATAAGATTGAAAACTGGCATGAAGTAAAACAATTACACAAGAAAGCATTTGAAATATATACTGGAGATTCAAGATTAAACGAATTAATAAAATATCCAAACGGAGAAGATACTTGGGGAGATTTAGTTGAGCAATGGTGTGGTTTTAAGTTGCTTACTGGTAACTCATTTATTTACGCTAAAATGATTGAAGGTGGAGCAAACGATGGCAAACCTTTTGAATTATACGCACTACCAGCACAGTACATGGCTATCATTGCCAATGTGGAGGTGTTCCCACCAGTTAGAGTGGGATATCAGCTTTACTACGGAAAGATGTGGACCTTTGACACAAAGGAAATATTACACGACAAGTTCTTCAACCCTGCATGGAATGTTACTGGTAACGAGTTGTACGGACAATCTCCCCTTATGGCAGCAGCTAGAACTTTAACCCGTTCTAATGAAGCTAAAACGGCGGCGGTTGCATCATTCCAAAATGGTGGACCAGCAGGGGTTTTATTTATGAACGATGATAGATTTGACCCTACTAGTGGAACGCAACAAGCACAAGCACTTAAAAAGGCAGTTAGCGAGAAAGGCGGTTCGGCAAACTTTAATTCTATTGCAGTTAGTGGGTACAAGGTAGATTGGAAGCAAATCGGCTTGAGTCCAGTTGAACTCAATATCATTGAATCAGAGAAGTGGGACATGAAGTCGCTTTGTAATATTTACGGAGTGCCAAGCCAGTTATTAAACGACGCAGATAATAAGACTTACAATAACCAAAGAGAAGGCGAGAAGGCATTGACTTTACGTTGTGCTATTCCTTTGTTAGATGCAATCACAGAAAACCTAAATAGAAAGTTACATAGCGATTGGGGTTATAGAGGAACGAATATTTATGTAGGTTATGACATCCAAGTATATCAAGAACTTGAGGCAAACAAGACAGAGCAAGTTGATTGGTTAGACAAGGCATGGTATATATGCCCAAAACAAAAAATGGAAATTTTGGGTATAAAAATACCAGAATACATTGATTCAACTGAATTAGAGAAGATTTACGTTCCTTCTAATTTGCAACCATTAGACACATACCAACCTTTAACAATTCCAGACGGAACAAATAAAATAAGTTAAGATGGCAACATTTGTAGAGTTTTTAAGTACACTATTAGACGCAAAGGAACAAACTATTGTTTGGCATAATCAAACGACAAGTTACGCAGAGCATAAGGCATTAGATAAGTTCCAAGATAATTTAGCAGACCTTTACGATGGATTAGTAGAAAGCGTTTCTGGAATTTACGGAAGACCTAAAAACTATTCCGTTGCTACCTTACAAAATTATCAAAGTAGTGACCAAATATATACGTACTACAAGAACCTATATGAGTACGTACAAAAAGAAAGAAAGACAATTTATCAAGATACTTGGATTCAAAATCAAGTAGATGAAATCGCTGCTTTAATCGGAAGACATTTATACCTTTTAACATTGAAGTAATGAATAATATAGACGATTTTATAGACAATTTATTTGATTTAAAGGTTCAGTTAAAATTCAATCTACAAGATACTATTGACGAAGTTTACGCAAAGTATCATGGATTAGTAAATATGTCTTATTCAGAGTTAAAAGCGTGGAGTGAAACGGATTGCTCAAAAAAGGCAAGTTTGGATAGAGGACCAATAAATAGGAATTTAAACCTTTTATCTAAGAAAAAAGCTGATTGGGGAGCAGATGAAGTTAAGTCAGCAAATAGGACAATAAGTTTTATTAGCAGAATGAAGAATATGGAGCAAGGCGAACCAGTATCAAAAGATTGCCCTTCTAAAAGAGATATTAGCTTAAAGAACTGGGCATATAACCCAAATAAATAAATAATATGGAAACTAAACACTTTGACAAGTTTTTATCCCTTATTGAGGAGTTAAAAGCTACAACTGGTATAAACAAAGCTGGTTACACTTTTGCAAATAATCTAATTGCAGACGGCAAAGTAATTAAACCTAATTCTTGGCAACATCCAACCGCAGCTGAAGAAAACGCTTATATTGAGAAAGAAGGTATTGAAGCGTATGGCAAATGGCATTTAGGTATTGATAATAGCACAGTAGCTACAACTAAAGGATATTGGACTTATGTCTTTACAAGCGACTTTAAAACAATAGATAGAGCGGGACTTATTGCTATAAGACAAAGAGCGGGACAAAATAAAGAAACTGCAATATTTGAAGCTGCTGGTAAACTATTGGAGAAAATAGATGCATAATGGTTTGGACTCAATACAAACAACTTTACTATAACGCACTTAAACAATACTCGCCCAAGTTCCAAAAAGAACTACAAAAGCAGGTTGATACGTTTTGTCGTACCCAAGATTACTCCGCAATGAGTTCTAAGGGCATAGCGAAGACGATTAAGCAGCTTCATGTGGCTTTGGGTACAAAGATGGCTACAATAACAAATAAGTCCGTTAAAAAGACAACAAAAGGGTTTTATGAGCCATTTGAGGTTAAAATGAGTCAAAGCGATATTTATGCCTATGTTATTCTTCAGTTTTTGGAGCGTCAAGGTGTAAACAATATTGCAGACGAAATCACAAACACAACTGCAAAGCAAATAGCCGAATACTTACAAAAAGGTTTTGATAATAACCTAACAATAAATGAACTTATCCCATTACTAAGAAAATCTGGCATAACTGACTTTAGAGCCGAGTTAATAGCAAGAACTGAAACTGGTCGTGCGGCTAATTTAGGTGCAATGGTTGGTGCAACTGCAACTGGATTGGTTACAATGAAAGAATGGATTGCTACAAGAGATGCAAGGACAAGACGTATGCCGCCAAGCTATGCAGACCATTTAGTTATGGATGGGGTAAAAGTAAATTACGACCAACCTTTTAGAGTTCCAACTAGTTACAAGGCAAAAGGTGGAATACATGAAGGCGGTGTTGAATTAATGATGCACCCATGCGATAGCGGAGCGAGTGCGGCAAATACTTGTAATTGTAGATGTACTGTTGCATTTGAAGCGGTGCGAGATGCAAACGGGAAACTAAAGACATTACAAAATAATCCACCAGTTGGCGATATTGGTTTTATATGGGGAGTGCTTGGTAATGTAGTCGGTATGGAAATAGGCAACTTAATAGCTGAAGCGTTAAAATAATAAATAAAAAATTAATAACTTTGTTACATGAGTACAATGCAACTTAAAAATACACTTGTTGAGAAACAAGATATTGGCTATAACATCATGGATGTTGATAGTGAGCAAAGACGAGTAAAGGCGGTATGGGCGATGTGCGGCAACGTTGATTTAGACAATGACATTATCGTACCAGAAGCGTTCACTAAGACTATTAGCGAAAGAGGTCCAAAAGGCAAAAACTTAGTTTGGTCTTTAGTTGACCATTGTGCTGATATGAACAATGTTATTGGTAAGCCAGAGCAGTTATACGTTGAGAATGATATGTTAATTGCAATCACTCCAATCGTAGAAACTGAAAAGGGCGAAGACATTATAAAACTTTACGAAGCTGGTTTAATTAACCAACACTCAATCGGATTTAGTACGATTAAGTCAAACGTAAACAAAGAAGGTGTTAGAACCATTACTGAATTGAAACTTTACGAAGGTTCAGCGGTTTTATGGGGTGCTAATCCAGAAACTCCAACTTTAGGATTTAAAGGAGAAATGGAAGCGGCTGACAAAAGAAAACAATTGAGCGACAGACTTGAAAAGCTAATTAAAGCGTTTAAAGGCGGTAGATTTACTGACGAAACGTTTAGCTTAGTAGAGATTGAAATAAAGAGAATCCAAGCTGAATTATTGGAAATTGAAGTAATCAAAGAAATCACTCAACCCGCATTAGCAGTTGAGCCGACTACTGAAGAAAAGACTGAAGATAATGAGCAAGTTCTCAAAGCTATCAAACAATTTAACAATCTATTTAAAAAGTAAGAAATGGAACATTTAATTAACGAAATGGCAGAAAACGTAAAAGGCATTAAGTCTGACGTATCTGCTCAAATTGAAGAAGTAAAAACTTCTATCAAAGTTGTTGCTGACGAAATGCAAAAGCAAATCGACGCACAAAACGCTGCTCAAAAGAAAGCGGCTTCTAAGCAAGTAAAATTCATGGACGAAGTTATCATGGAGAAACTTGATGGTAACATGGATTTAATGGAGAAAGAAATGAAGTCTGGCGGTAAATTCCGTTTAGATTTATCTGATGTTAAGACTATGACTTTGTCTGGTTCTTTAACTGGAGATGCTCAAGCGTCTTACGCTCCTAACGCTGCTATCTTACCAAGTCAAGCGGTTAACTTCCGTGACTTAATCCCTACAGTAAGAAGTGCAAGTGGTTTGTATGTATTCTATAAAGAAACTGCAACAACTAACAACATCGGTGCTCAAACAGAAGGTGCTGACAAAGGACAAAATAACTACGCTTTAAGTGAAGTTAAAGTAGTAAACGACTACATTGCAGGTTTCTCTACTTTCTCTAAGCAAATGGCTAAGTCTTTACCATTCTTGTCTACAACTTTACCAAGAATGTTGACTAGAGATTTCTACAAAGCTGAAAACGCTGCTTTCTATACAACTGTATCTAGTGCTGCAACTGGTTCAACTACAACTGCTGAAACAACTGATTTAAAGCAATTGATTGACTATATCGGTAACCAAAAAGCTGCTAACTATGTAGCTTCTTTCGCAGTAGTATCTCCTACTCAAATGGGTCGTTTATTGAAAGACACAATCAACGCTGGTTACTACGCTGGTAGTGGTTCAGTTGTTGTTAACCCTAATGGTGGTATTACAATTTGGGGTGTACCAGTAATCGCTGCTTCTTGGGTAGCTGATGACAAGGTGTTAATCTTAGATAACAACTACACAGAAAGAGTTGAAGTTGAAGGATTAGCTATCGAATTCTCTTATGAGAACGCTAGTAACTTCCAACAAAACTTAGTAACCGCTCGTATTGAGTGTTACGAAGATGTAAACTTAATGCAAACTGGTTCTGCTATCTTCGCAGATTTCGGTAACGTTGCTTAATCTTTACCTATCTAAATAAAAGAACCCTGCCTTAATCGGTGGGGTTTTTTATTATAATTAATGTAAATTTGTAAAAAAGGTTTTATGTACAATTTCATCATAGATTATACTCAAGCGGATTTAGGCACTATTACAGAGCCAGTAACAGTTGAAGAGGCTAAACAATATTGCCGTGTTTCTAATGACGTAGAAGATGATTTATTTGCTGAATTAATAACGCAATCAAGACAAGCGGTTGAAAAGGCTGCTAACATAAGCATCACTCCTAAGACAGTTACTTTATGGTTCACAAACCTTGCTGGTAACTTTCAATTACCATTTGGACCAATGACATCATTTACAAGCCTTACGGATGAAAATGGCAACGTTGTACCTAGTGGAGTGTACAAGTTAATCGGTGGGCAATATCCTAACCTTAATTGGCCTTTATACGCTAATATGACTGCGGTTTATACAACTGGCATGACAAGTGTACCAAAAGAACTTAAAATAGCTATTTTAGACCAAATAAACTATGGCTACGAGAATAGAGGCATGGATGTAGACGATATGGGCATTTGCGAAAAGACTTGGAGAGTATGTCAAAGATGGACCAGAACAAGTCCAATATTATAACAAAAATTTAACAAATGAGGATTGGCTTACACAAGGATAATTATGTTGACGCAAACTCAATGACAAGATTGGTTGACGTTTACCAACCAACCGAAACCAGCGATGGCGAAGGGGGGTTTACTACAATGTTTACTAAGATAGCAACAGTTTGGGGCGATTATAGACCACAACCACAAAACAGAGCAATCCAAGAAAGCCAATTAAGCTTCAATAGATATGCAAAATTGTTTATCCGTTGGGATTTGCAAATAAGCGATACATATCAATTAGAAGTTGAAGGTCAACGCTTTACAATACATTCTATTAAGGATGTTGACAACGCTCATAGATTTTGGGAAATTGAAATGTATGCTTAATGGGTATAACGGCAAGATTAGACGGATTAAAGGACTTACAAGATAAACTTGATAAATTATCTAAGCAGTCAAAAGATGATGTGGCTAATGAAATTAATGCGTCTGCCTTAACTATTCAGCGTAACGCAAAAAGGAATGTGGTTGTAGATAATGGATTTTTAAGGAATAGCATAGCTTTAATGCCTTTAAGTGAAATGACCTATAGCGTAGAGGCAAGAGCAAAATATGCTCCTTATGTAGAGTTTGGAACTGGTGGTTTGGTTGATATTCCTGCAGGGTACGAACAATACGCTGCTATATTTAGAGGTAAAGGAATTAGAAAGGTAAACCTAAGAGCAAGACCATTTTTGATTCCTGCATTTGAGAACGAAGTGCCACAATTATTGAAAAGATTAAAAAAGATATTCAATGCTTAATCCAAATAGGGAAATAAAGAAGTGGTTTTATACTACTATAAACGGACTTGGATTTGACGTTTACGACGGCTTGGCTCCAGATAACGCAAACGCTCCTTATATTATTTTAGATGATAGGTCAAGTGAACAACAAGAAGGCAAAACTGGTTTTACAAGTCCAGTAACAATCAACGTTGATATTGTTACAAAAAATGCTAACTTTGGCTATAAAGCAGCTGAAGATATAAGCGATACAATATTGACGGCTATTAACTCAAACACGCAAATAACGCTTAACAATGGCTTTTATGCGTCAAGTTTAATAGTTAGTGCGATTAGAAACTTGGATGGCTTAAACCCTTTAGATAATGTTTTTAGAACGATAATAACTTATAAAATAATAATAACTCAAAATTAAATACAATGGCAGAAACTAAAGTAAGCGGTAGAGATTATATACTACTTGCAGACATAGACGGAGACGGAACTTATAAACCAGTTGCTTGTCTAACAACTAACTCTTTCACATCAACTAACGACACAATTGATGCGACTTCTAAATGTGGTAACTCTTACACTCCAAGTCCAGTATTCAGTCAGTCTTTTGATTGTGAAGGTTTTGCAATTGACGAAACTGGTACTCCAAGTAAAGATAGCTACCAACAATTATATACTGCACACGCTGCTAAAACTCAATTCAATATGAAGATGGGTAAGGCAAGTCCTGCAGCTGGAGATATTACTTATAGCGGACAAGTTTTCATTTCCGACTTCGCTGTAACTGCAGACGATGCTGACGATGTGAAATTTACTGCTACTTTCGTGGTAACTACTCCGCCGTTAACACAAACTGAAACTGCATAATAAAAACAACAAAAAACTATGTTTGAACTAAAACTGAAAGAAACGACAATTCCTTTGAGATGGGGAACTTGGGCGATGAAGCGTTTTTGCGAATTAGAGGATAAAACTCTAATGGACTTAATAAACGTTTTGTCTTCTGGGGTGTACAACTTGGACACAATAGTTCATATTGTACAAGCAGCAGCCGAGAGTGGATATAAAAGCCTAAAAAAGCCAATAGATTTTGAGGAATTTGATGTCTGCAATTGGATTGATGAAGTTGGTGGATTAACTGCTAAAGACGGACAACTTGTTGAATTTATGAAGTATATGCAAGATTCAATGGTGCCAGAATTAAAAGGTAAGTCAACTGACGAAAAAAAAAATTAGGTTTTTATAGTTGGGATTCAATAATCATTCTCGCTATTGAAGTTGGCTTAACGATTAATGAGTTTTGGCAACTTACTTGGCGAGAATTTTTATTATATAAATACGCTTATGACAATAGACAAGTCAAAGAGTGGGAAAGAACAAGGACTATAGCTTATTTGATTTATAAGTCAAATACTACAGATAAAAGTCCTAAAAGCATAAAAGCGTTCTTTCCATTACCAAGCGACAAAGAAGATATTGACGAGGACACGCCTAAGCTAACGCAAGACCAACTAATGAGGACTTTAAAAATGTACGGAGTTAAATAAATAAGATGGCACAAGAAACGCTTAAAATTACCATTACTGCGGACAATAAAGACGCAGTAAATAATATAAACCAGACGATAACTGCTACTAATAACTTAGGTAATGCGTTCCGTCAAATTCCTCAAACAAGTGGTGCAGCGACTAACGCTTTGACTAACTTGTCAAGAGTCGCACAAGATGCTCCGTATGGCTTTATTGGTATTGCCAACAACTTAAACCCTTTATTAGAGAGTTTCCAAAGACTACAAAAAGAAGCAGGTGGAACAAAATCTGCTTTACAAGCAATGGCAAGTGGCTTAATGGGCCCAGCAGGAATTGGATTGGCTTTAGGTGCGGTATCTTCTTTGATTGTTGCATTTGGTCCTAAGATTGCTAATTTTATAAAAGGCGTTGATAGTGCTAAAGAAGCAGAAGATAAATTTGCTGAAAGTTTAAATAAGGCAAAAGCAAGTGCAAGTGAAAGTGGAATAAAACTGCAAGCATATATTAATTTAGCTGACGATGTAACTTTAGCTGATAATAAAAGAGCAAACGCTTTAAAGTTTGTTATAGCTGAATTATCAAAAGTAAACGCTTCTTATGCGGCTACAATTAAAACAACAGACCAAGCAAGACAAGCAGTTGAACTTTATACTCAATCTTTAATTGCACAAGCAATAACTTCAAGATATGTAGATGAAATCGCTGACAAGACTATAAAACTTGCTGAAGCAAATAAAAGAGCAATTGAAGCAGCAAAAGAATATAACAAAGGATTAGAAAACACAAAAAATTTAGGTAATCAATATGTAAGCGCAACTGTAGCACAAGCAGCCGCAACTGTTGGACTAAAAGATAAATATATTGATGCAGCAAACGAGGCAGTACAACTAAATAATTCAATTCAATCAATGAATAAATCATTGATGGAAACTATACGAGGAGCTGCAAGTAATCCATTTTATAATGTTACTAATGGTGCAAAACAATTAGGTTCTGCAGCTGACAAAGCAAGTCAAAGCGTTGAAAAATTAGGCAAACAAGCAAGAGTTATAAAGGTTGGAATGGCAACAGTTGTAGAGCAACCAAACGTTACTCCTACTGCAGCTACTCCTACAAGATTACCAAATGATGTTCCAGCTTGGGCGACTACGCAAGTAGCAGATGCGGAATACGCTGCAATACAAAGACAAAAAGAATTTAACGCACAATTAGCGTTAACAAGAGATATAACAAATACTTTAGCACCTGCGTTTGATAACGTAATTAGTGCTATGGTTATGGGAGAAGATATTGGCAAGGCATTGGAACAATCGTTTAAACAAATAGTAATTCAGTTGATCTCAATGATTGCACAAGCATTGTTATTTAAAACAATATTGGCTGCAATTACCGGTGGCACAAGTGAGATAGCAGGAGCGGCATCTGGATTAGGTGGTGGAATGGGCGGCTTAGGTAGTATCTTAGGAGAATTTGTTTTAAAGGGTTCTGATTTGGTTTTAGCTACAACAAGAGCAAACAATAACTTAAATATAAGAAGAGGCAACTAATGGCATACGCTAATAAATATAAAATAACGATGGCTACAAAAAGCGGTAGTACATCAACACTTTATTTACTTGAAGATGGCTATGTTGGAGATTTAATTGAATATCCAGCAGTAAGTTTGCAAATACAATACTTGCCAAAATCAGACGATATATTTGAGCCAATTTACGCAAGTCAATTAAACGTATTAATAGACGTTACCGATGATTTAGCAAATATGCCAGACTTTACAAGTCTTAATGATAGAAAGTATTTATGCAAACTATATTACAATTCTACTTTAGAATGGCAAGGTTGGGCATTGAGCGATTACGTTCAAATGTCTTATACAACTGGTCGTAGAAATATGGCTTTTAATGCTATTGACGGCTTGGGTATGTTAGAAAGAATACCTTATTCTTTGCCTACTGATTATACGTTAGTGGATAGAGCAACTTGCTTAGATATTTTACAAACGGCAATAAGTAGTGTTGGATTTGATTTAAACTTGATAAGCGGTATAAGTTTTTATTCAACCGATATGGTTAATAGAGGTGCAAATACTGCTAATGAGCCATTAAGTCAATCTTACTTAAACTACGCTTCAATAACAAACGATAACCAAGAAGCATATACTGCTTTAAAAGTTATTACTGACATATCAAGAGGATTTGGCAGTAGGTTCTTTCAAGCACAAGGTAAATGGTACATTGTTCCTTTAACGGAGTTTGCACAATCAAGCTATTATTTTACTGAATATAATCCAAGCGGTGCAGTAGTAACAAGTGGAACAAAAACATTAACTGGTCAAATACAAGGATATACTGGTAATACAAGTGGTTTATTTTACGTTGATAATGCTCAATTAAAAATATTAAGAAAGGGATATAACAAGATTAGATTTCAAAAGACTGTTGAATATCCTAATAACTACGTTACAAACTGGAATTTAAAGAAGTTTGAGATTATTTCTCCAACGCAGGGAAACGCTTTTGGTTGGACTGAAAGAAGAGAAACTGACGGACAAATTTATGTAAAGGAATACCCAAATAAAGCGTATAATAGTTTTATAATGAGCAACGGCATAGCTGCTCCTTATGATATAGGTGTATATCCAGACAATTTACCAAAAATAGGTATTAACGAGACAATTTCAATAAAGTTTGACATAGCTGGTATTGGTGTTCCTGCAAGTGGTCCAGATGCTTTGTTTATATTAAAAATAACTTTAACAACTGGGGCTTATACTTACTACATAAACGAAAACAAAGAATGGGCGAATACTGGTTCAAACTATTATTTTTATCCATTTGATCCTGCAAACGCAAAAGCTAATTTTAGCATTGATTTGCCGCCTGCTCCAGATAACGGAGATTTATTTTTTGAGTTAGTTTTAGCAGACATAACTTCTTCTTATTGGAAATCAACAGTTGGAACAGTAGAGGTTCAAAACTTTAGTATGGCAGTTATCCCAGCGTTTACTTCTTTCTTGACTGAAAGCTACATAAACGATACTGAAGAATACGTTTTAGAAATAGACTTGCCTTTAGGGTTTAACCCAAGCAACGAAGGTTATTTTAGTTATAGAGGATTTTTGAGCAACGCAAGTGGTCAAGATTTGATTGGGTGGTATAGATACGAGTACCCAACGGACATTTATCGTTCTTTGAGTGATTTAATTGTTAAGCAATACTCAAACTGCTTAAATAAGAACGTAATTAATATTGATGCTTCTTTTATGGGCATGAATACTACAAACGGAAGATTAAGCGGTGCGATGCGTTTAACTTCGGCTGACTCCGATCCTGCACAAATAAGCGTAAACGATAAGAAGTATATTTTAGGTAATTCTACAATAGATTTATTTAACGATGTAATTCAAGCGACTTTATTGGATATAAACAACGAGAATATAGCAACTACTTTAACTACAACTTATAGCGATAATACGTTAAGTAATGCGGTTACTGGTTACGGACATTTAAGGTCAACGGCATATACGACTCGTGAAGCTGCTTACGCTGCACCTTATACGACATTCTTAGTTTATAACGACTTAGCAATAGGAGTTCCAAGTGTGGGCGATTACTACTATAACGATGCAGAGTTCTTCACTCCGTTTAATGGTGCAAACCTTTGGTGGAAGATACAAACTGGTCCAGTAGACTTTGCAGCGTTCAAGATTAGTAGTGCAGGACAAATTATAGAAATTTATGGTTAAATTTGTGATATATGAGCGATAAAGTAATTGGCAAGAATATAATGTTATACCGATACGACGCAGAAACGGAAACGGACATTCCTTTTGCGTGTTCTACAAACGCAACTTTTAGCGTAAACGTAGACCAAAAAGAAGTTACTTCTCAATCGTCTGCTTGGTATCGTGAATATAGAAACGACATAGCTTCTTGGCAAGTTACTTGCGATGGATTGGTAACCTTAGACAACTATGGTTATTTATTCCTTTTAGAGCAGCAACAAAACCGAGAAACTATCTTGGTTAAGTTTGTAATTGACAATGGAGTTGATGGTTTAGTTATAATAAGCGGTAACGCAAACTTGACTTCTTTAAGCATTAATGGTCCTTATAAAGACATAGCGACATATTCGGTAACCTTACAAGGTACTGGAGCGTACGGAACAAGTGGAACGTCAATTTCTCCGAGTGGGGTTGTTATCGTCGGCGGTTCGGTTTACTCTAAGGGATATACGGCAGCAGGTGGCGAAACGACAATTACTTGGACTGATATGATTGGCAAGACTTGTTTATACGTTTCTCGTGGCGGTATAGATGTACAAAATATTATAACAAGTGGCACTCCAATAGATGAAGAGGTTAAGTGGAACGCAACGACTGGAGTTTTAACGTTTAGTCGCATTTTAGGTAGTGGGGAGTATGTAAGGGCATTATTTCAATAGATAAAAAATTTATAGATGAGTAATCAGATAGTTATTTCCAGTGGTGCAAAGGTTAGAAGTTTAGAAGGTGTATTAACTGGCTCGGCTGGTATTGTTAGTTCAGTACCTTTAGGCGGTGCAAACGGAGTAGCTACTTTAGATAGTAGCGGTAAAGTTCCATTAAGCCAATTGCCAGCTTCAGTTGTTACATATTTGGGAACTTGGAACGCAGCGACAAACACTCCGACTCTTGCAAATGGAACTGGAGACGTAGGCGATTTATATATTTGTAACGTAGCAGGAACAGTAAACTTCGGTGCTGGTCCTATTACTTTTGCGGTGGGCGATTGGGTTATATATAACGGCTCACAATGGCAAAAATCAGCAGGTCAAAATGGAACAGTTACAAGCGTAGCGGTTACTTCAACTGGCAACGATGCAATTTCTATTACTGGCTCTCCTATTACTACGGCAGGAACTATAAACATCGGATTTACTGGAGATAATACACAATACGTAAATGGTGCAGGGGATTTAACTACATTTCCAAGTTTAACTGGCTTTGTGCCTTATACTGGAGCTACGCAGACTTTAGACATGGGGGCGTTTGATGTGAATGCAAGAGGAATTAAAGTAAACGGAACGGCTGGAAGTGGTCACGTTGATTTTAAGCATCAAAGCGGAAATCCAACTGGTAGTGCAAGTTCTACAACTATGTTCGCTGATACAAATGGCAATATGGCTTGGAAAAACGACCATAACTATATAACTACTTTAGCAAGTAACTTAAATACGGCTGATAGGACTTATACATTTCCTGACGCAAACGGAACTATAGCATTAACGTCTAATTTAACAAGTTATGTTCCATATTCTGGAGCGACTACAAATGTTAATTTAGGGAGTTATGGATTAAGTGGAAACGGAGATTTTGTGATGGGTTCGGTAAAAAGTGCTGGAATATTTGCAGAAAGTGGAGCGGGTGCGGCTGGTTATCTATATTTAAAAGGAGACAGTTCATTTGGGTTATTAAGTGGATATAATTCAATATTTGCAAATGGGTTCAAGTATGGATTTGAAGCATATGGGGGTTCTTCGGTAAATTCTAAAAGAGCATATTTAGATTTTGGTTCTTTAACAAATAACACAACAAGAACATATACATTTCCAAATGCATCTGGTACATTAGCTTTAACTTCTGATATTCCAAGTTTAAGTGGATACGTTCCATATACTGGGGCAACAAGTTCAGTTAGTTTAGGTTCAAACAACTTAACGGCTACAACTTTATTTACTTCTGCGACGGCTGATGGTGGGTTATGGATGAATCAAGCAAGTGCCATAACTGGTGGCGAAGATTCAACAACATACACATCAATAAAAGCATATACAAATAGATACTTATATTTTAGCTTTGGTCAGACTGCAACATATAAAAGATTTAGATTTGATGTTAATGGATTAAGTGATGCGACAACATTAACATATACAATGCCAAACGCTTCTGGCACATTAGCTTTAACTTCTGACATCCCAAGTTTAGCAAACTATGTTACTACAAATACAAACCAAACTATATCTGGAATTAAAACATTCTCAAATGAGCAATTATTTGGTAACGGAATTACTTTAACTGGTGGTTATATAACTTATACAAGTGGTTCTTTTAACCTTACGTTAAACACAAACTTATTAACTGCTAATAGAAACGTCTATATAAAAGATGGAAGTGGAACTTTAGCTTTTACTTCGGATATACCATCTTTGAGTGGATATGTTCAAGGAAGTGGTACAACAAACTATCTTTCTAAATTCACTGCAAGTGGAACAATAGGGAATAGCTTGATTTACGATAATGGCACTAACGTAACAGTAGGCAACACAAATGGAGCAAGATTATTTAACATATACTCTGCAACGGCTGACAATCATTTAGCAATTTATGGTTCTGCTCCTTCAGTATCATTAAGCGATACGGCTACAAGTGCGACATATCAAGCTAAGTTTGGTTTAGCGACTGCAAGTGGTCAATTTGCAACTGGTGCTGCTGCTGGTGATTTTGTAATATCTTGTCAAACTGGTTCTACTATTTGGGCATATAATAGCGTTGAGAAAATGCGATTAAATACCAATGGAAGATTATTGATAGGAACAACTACTGATTCTGGTTATTTACTTGATGTAAATGGTACATTAAGGGCAACTGGTGCTGCTACATTCTCAAGTAGTGTAATGGCAGGTGGTCAAGGTACTTTTACAACTGCTACAACTGTTCCTTTAATTGCTGAAACAACTGGAGGTAATAGTGGTTTAATGATTAAAACATCTGCTACTACCACTAACTGGTTATTAGGTGGTCAATACAATGTTGGTAATGGATTTGAAATTACTCCTTCTACTGCTGCTGGTGGAACAACTTTTAGTACTCCTGCTTTAGTAATTAAGAATACTGGTAATGTAGGTATTGGAACAAGTTCGCCAGGATTCCAATTAAGTATGAAAATTGTAGGTTCTGCAAATGCTTTATTAGCTTATTATAATGCTGCTGGAACTGCAACTTCTTACATTGGTATTCCAAATGGCTCTGGTGATGTTGTTTCTACAAGTACAAATGCTGATTTTTGTTTAAGAAATGATACTGGTAACATTCTTTTTGCTACTAATGGTAATACCGAAAGAATGAGGATTACAAGTGGGGGTTGGGTTACATTTGAAGGTAATGGTAATGGTTGGACTATTGGTCAAGCAAGTGGCGTAAACAGAATAGATAATACTGGAAGTACATTTAGATGTCTTGGAACTGGTAATGGGTTTACTGCTATAGCTGCATCTGCATTTAACGTAAACTCTGATTATAGACTTAAAGAAGATTTAAAAGAATTTAATAACTCAATAGATATTCTTAATTCAATTAAAATATACGACTTTAAGTGGAAAGATAGAGATGAAAGAAACTATGGTGTAATTGCTCACGAATTGCAAGAAGTTTTACCATATATTGTTTATGGAGAAAAAGATGGTTTAGAAAAAAATGGTGAGATAAAAACACAAGGTGTAGATTATGGTAAACTTGTTCCAGTTTTAGTAAAAGCAATACAAGAGCAACAAGCACAAATTGAAGAATTAAAAGCACTAATAAATAAATAAAATGGTTATAACAAAACAATGGATAATTAGTTCAATGCAATCTTATCCAAAAACGGCAGATGATTTAACAGATGTAATTTGTATTGTAGATTGGAGAAGAACTGCAACTACAATAGTAGACGGCAAAGAATACTATACTGATGTTTATGGAGCATTAAACGTTCCTGCACCAGACCCAGCGGATTTTGTACCTTATGATGAAGTTACTTATGATATGGTTTGTGGTTGGCTTGACGCTGGTTTACCAGTAACCGAAATTGACTTAGGATTGGATTTAGCAATTGAGAATTTAATCAATCCGCCAGTTATCACGTTGCCGCTACCTTTCACAAATCCATAATTAATTATATATTTGTAAAAAATAATACCATGAACGAAGTAAAAATCACAAAAGAGCAATTAGAGGAATTAGTAAAGTTCATCAATACGATTCCGACCGCTTACGGATTACCATTGATTCAATTCTTTGGTCAATTACAAGCAGAACAAACTAAAGAAGTAAAAGAAGATTAAAATGCACCACGATAGCAACCAACCGATTTTGAGCGTATTTTTAAGTGTAAGCGGAGCGTTAATTAGCTTAGGCAATTTTGTTCCTTTAGTTCAGATTACGGCAGGATTGGTTGGTATTGCTTCTGGTTTGGTGGCTTTACATAAGCAGCTAAAAAAGAAAAAATAATGAAGTCAGTTGTTATTACATTGCTAATAGCAGTTCTGATTTTTTTTATATTTGACAAGTCAAAGTACATAGGCGAGAAGCCAATAATAGTAACCCAAACGGACACTATTTACCATACTGACACAATAGTAAAGACTAAGCGAGGCAAAGAGATTCCTTTTGAGATTTACCGAATTTTAACGGACACTTTTACCGACACGATTACAATTATCAAAGACTACAATACAATTAAAGTCTATTCTGACACAATAACGCAAGATTCCAGCAAGTTTTACATACAAGATTCTATATTCCAGAACAAAATTCTAAGTAGGCGATTCCAAGCAGAAATTGCTTATAAAACTATTACAAGGAATAACTATATATACCAAAAAGAGAAGAATGCCATTTATTTGGGGTTTTTAGGCGATTTAAGGCGATTTGACAACAAAGTGGGGTTAGGAGTTGGCCTAGTGTATAATATGCCCAAAAAAGGCTTAATTTTGTTTAACGCAACAACTAATCAATATTCTTTAGGTTTTTATAAAAAGTTTTAAATGAAATGGATAGCCAATCTTTTATCAGACGAGCGAGGAAGTATATCTTCAAAGCGAATTATCGCCTTGTTGAGTGCGTTCTTTTTATGTGTAACATTATTGCTTAATGCCTTTAAAGGTGTTGCACTTTCGGACAACATTGTAAACGCAGTGATGGCTATTTGCATTTCGGCTATGGGATCAACAACTATTGATAAATTCAGCAACAATGAAAAATAACGAAAAACAAGCATTTGCAATTGGTATTGTATTTTGGATTACTTGTATAACTATCTTTGCATATAACTTACTATGATTTCCAAGAAAGCCATTGATTTAATTATCCAACATGAAGTTGGTGGTCGTGCGGTTTACGAGAAACGCTATCAAAAACCAATTTGGGCAGGTGGCGACTCTGGACTTACGATAGGTCTTGGCTATGATGTGGGTTATGTAAAAGAGACACAATTATTCTCGGATTGGCAAGGTTTGAACCTAAACTTTTTAAATGCACTTAAAAGATTCTGCGGTATTAAAGGGGAAGTGGTTAAAACAATGATGCGTGGCGAAGTGTTAAATGTTATCATTCCGTATAATATTGCGTACGAAGTTTTTGTTAAGAAGTCAATTCCTAAATACTACGCTTTAACAAAGAAGATTTATCCTCAATTAGATGAATTAAATGAGGACACTCGTGGTGCGTTGGTTTCTATGGTTTACAATAGAGGTGCAAAGATTGACGGAGAAAGTCGCAAAGAAATGAAGGCAATAGTTGATTTAGTGGCTAAAAAAGACTACGAAGGGATTGCAGAACAGATTGAGCAAAGCAAAAGATTGTGGGAAGGGAAGGGACTTGACGGATTAGTAATTAGAAGAGAAGCTGAAGCAGATTTGGTACGAGATAGCGTTTAACCAAAAACCGAACAATAATGGGCAGAAAAACAACAATGTCAGCCAAGATTATTCTTGACTATTTAGAAAAGTATCCACAATGGATGCCATCGCATACTTTAGCACATCTAATATTTAAGGAAAACAAAAATCACTTTGATAATGTAGAAGCGATTAGAACTTTAGTAAGATATTACAGAGGAAAGGTAGGCGATAAAAAAAGAAACTCACTTACAAATAAAACATACAAAGAAGAATTTACAAGACACTCTTCAAACTTTGTTCAACCGCCCACGTGGGTAGAGGAAAAGGTAGTATTTTCACTACCAGTTGGAATCAAGAAGATGGGTTTTATAAGTGATTTGCAAGTACCATTCCACGATCCTAAGGCAATTGATATTACATTTGAATACTTAACAAAAGAAGGAATAGACACATTATTTATAAATGGCGATTTAGTTGACTTCTATCAATTAAGCGATTTTCAGAAAGACCCAAGAGTAAGAAAGTTTGACGAAGAACACGAAGCCATTGTTGAAATGTTAGCTTATATAAGAAAGTGCTTCCAAAATATTACAATCTATTACAATTTAGACGCCAACCACGAGTTCCGATACGAAAGGTACATGAGGACTAAAGCTCCAGAAATGCTGGGGTTACAATTGTTTGAAATAGAGGACATTTTGCAACTAAACGCATTTGACATTAAGCCATTAAAGAATATTGACCACGTTAAGTTTGGGCATTTGCCAATAATACACGGAGATACTACTTTTAGACGTGGCAGCGGTGTAAGTCCAGCTAAGACTTTGTACGATAGAGTTAAGCAGTCAGCTATTGCTTCGCACGTTCACAGAACAAGCGAATACACAACTAAAAACCAATTTGATGGAGAAATATTTACTTGCTGGACTACTGGGCATTTGATGCATCCCAACGTTGAATACGCAAAACACGTGGACCAATATAATCAAGGGTTTGCAGTATTGGAGAAAGAAAAAAGCGGAGATTATAGAGTACACAACAAACGCATAATAAAAAACAAAGTTTACTAATGAGCCAAGTAACCGAACAAGTAATAAACGACATACAACAACGAGAATTAAAAGGGATTGAAACTTATGGCACAACAATGGATAGGCAAGACCTTACACAAGACCAATGGCTTCAGCACGCTTACGAAGAAAGTTTGGATTTCTGCATATATTTGAAAAAACTATTAATCATAAGAAATGGCAACATATAAACTACCAAAAAACTTTAGCAAGATGACTTTATTTGAGCAAGAAACTATTTTAGTGAATAAGCTAAACGAAATTTACGAAGTAGAAACCGAGATAAAAAAGGCATTGGCTAAAGTTAGAGGAGGACACAAATATATTCCTAAAGAAATAGATAGAATGGATTTATTGAGTCTAAAAGATGAAAATTAAAATAATACATAAGAAACTTGGAAGAGAGAAAGCACACGGCATAGCTGATAGTGATGGCACGATATATATAGACCCACGCTTAAAGGGTAAAAAAAGGCTTGAGATATATATCCATGAAATTTTGCATGTATTGTATAAAGAAGATAGCGAAGAACAAATAGTAGCTAATAGCGTTGCCCTAACCAAAATACTATGGAAAGAGGGTTATAGAAGGGTTGACAACCACGACAAGGATTTGCTTCAAGACGGCTCAAAATAGAAGTCTTATCTTTGTAGTGTTGTTTTTTCATAGTTCTAGGTTTCTCCCAGTGTAAAAAGCTGGGAGTTTTTTATTATCTTTGACTATTCATATTGACAGACTAAGGTTTTACAAGCGAGGGGCGTTTCTACGCTCCTTTTTTTATATAAAAAACTGGACTTTCTAATCTATTTAGAAAATCAATCAATACGGCTCAAATATGAACGATAAATGAGCCGAATATGAGCGATAAACGGATCAAATGCTAAAATATTTAGCAAAAGTTGTATTAAAGTGCAACTTCTATTGTGCAAATGTTAAAATTTCCTTAAAGCGTAAAAATAATTGTAAATAAATTTTGTTAGTAAGTTATGTTGATATAGCTTTGATTTATCAAACAAACCAATAAAACCAAAAGTTATGAAAACAATCTACACACACCCAATCGAAGTAAAAGAAGTTGCAAATTATATTTATAATAATATTAAAACTTGTTATATTAATACAATAGGCGATTATACATACTATAATGTAAATGGTATAGTATGGCAAGTTTGGCAAAGTGGTTGCGGAAATTATCCAACTACAAACGGAACTTTATTTATAAACTTTTAAATAAAATAGGGGTGCGACTATTCAACGCACATTAACCTTTAAAACAAATCAATATGAACTGGCAAACAACCATCTATTACTCCGAGAACGGAGCAGACTATCAACAAGTATTTGACGGACCACAAATTCCAAGAGTAGGCGATAATGTTATCGTTATGTTTGGGAAAGAAGTTAAGTCAATTATGTTCACAGTAGAAAGCATTACTTTTTCTACATTTACCAAATCAATTATTATTCAAGTAAAACACTAAACTATGAATCAGTATCAAAAAGACTCAATCAAACCTTTGTACGCATTTTTAATTGTATTAGGTGCGTTAATTTTAACCGCATTAGTAGAAAACCTATAAAACTTAAAATTATGAAAACAGCATTAGAGCAACTTATAGATTATATAAAAAATGCCAATACATTTACATTTTTACCAGAGCAACTAATTAAAGTTATAGAAGAAAAATATTTGCCTATTGAAAAATGCGATATAAGACAAGCATTTGATGATGGAGAAATGAATGTATGGAATAACAAAAGGGATGAACAATTTCAATACGAAGGCGGAATTGATTATTTCAATAAAACATATAACAAAAACTAAAAACTATGAATTTACCACATCAAGGCAAACAACTGAAACTACACAAACGTGCCACATGTTTACTGGAGTTGCTTAAAAAGGCACAATCACGCCAAACAATGATTGAGAACGACCTTTACAAATGGAGAGCAGCTACTTGGGATGAACCAATTAAGCTGATGAATAAATACGAAGACGACTACTTAATTAAGTTGGCTCGTATGAACGAAATCCAAAAGCGTATCTTAAAGTCGTATCATTTTTTAATCTTGGACTTGTATGAAATTACCGAAGATTTTATGCTACCAGTAAACCTTTTACACTTTTAACTATGAGTTACATAGACAACAAAAGCTATTTGGTCAAGATGAATCAAATACTTGAATTAGAAAACGAATTACTTAGAAAACAAATTAAAGACCTAAAAACTAAATTAAATGAGTTATTGGACCAAACCTGCAATGAAGGAAAGATTGGACATAAAACAACAAACCCAAGCGGCACAAAGCATAATCAGCAAAGTAGCTAAATTCTACGGATTAACTACGGATGAAATACTTGGCAAATGTCGTGAAAGGCGATTAATAAAAGCAAGATTTATATCTATTTACTTTATTAAGCAAAAGACCGAATTTACTTTGGTAACTATTGGCAATATATTTAATCGTGACCACGCAAGTATTATCCACGCTTTAAAGACCATTAAAACAGTACGAGAATTACACTACGAAACCGATATGCTTGAAGACCTAAAAAAACTTTCAAATATTATTTGATTATTCACAAAATAGTATTACTTTTAATTATTAAATAACCTTAAATCTGCATTATGAGTGAATTACAACAAATTAGACCTACCTATGAACTTATTAACAAAGACTCGCTTTTGAGTCTATCAAATGAGTTGGCAAGTCTAATCAAAGAAAAAAAACTAAGCACCAACATTCAAGGTAAACAGTTTGTTAACGTTGAGGGCTGGGGATACGCTGGGGCGGCAATTGGCTTGATTCCAATTATTACCGAAGTAAAAGACCTAAGCAAAGAAAACGAGTTAAAGTATTGGGCGACTTGTGAAGTGCGAAATATCGCAACTGGTCAAGTAGTATCAATCGGACACGCTATATGTTCCAATAAGGAACGAACCAAACGTAGTTTTGACGAGTACGCTATTTGCTCAATGGCACAAACAAGAGCCGAAGGTAAAGCTTATAGACTTTTATTAGGTTGGCTTATGAAAGCGGCAGGGTTTGAAGCGACTCCAGCTGAAGAAATGGACTTTGCTAAAGAACCAGCACCTTACATTAAAAAGCACAGTACTAAAGAAGATTTAACAACTGCAATAGACTTTTGCGAAAATGTGCAAGAATTAAAGCATCTTTACGAACTGAACCAAGACTTAATCAAAAAAGAAAAATTGGCTGAATTATTTACTAACGCAAAAAACAACTTATAATGAACCATTACGTTATATTAGAAGGATTAATAGAAAACGTTAAATTTTGGCAATATAAGTTTGATACTTGTAGTCCAAGCGAAGCACGACAAATGCAACAAAAAGTATTGGATGCAAAGCAAGTGCTAAAAGACTACAAAAAAACATTTATGCCACATTTATTAATCCCACCAACTCCACCACAAAGACAAGTACAAGTTAGAATGTCTGACTGGTCGGAACAATTTGAAGAATACTCAAACAATTAAAATTATGCCTTATTCAGATTGCTGCGGAGCATATACCGACATGGAAGAAGTAGGAATTTGCCCAGATTGTATGGAACATTGCGACTGGGAGTATGAAGATGAAGAAGAATTATTAGAAGACCAAAAGACGGAAGACCAAATAAATCAAACACAAATCAATAAAAACAATTAAAATGAAAGTATTAAACATTTGTCAAGAAGACATCCAATGGAAGCCAGTTCAAACAAAATCTGGAGTTAAGCATTACGCTAACATCGCAGTTGACTATTTAAAAGAGCCAGACGATAAAGGAAATGTATTAACTGTATGGAATAACCAAAGCCAACAAGAAAGAGCCGAGAAAGCTAAAAAGAATTATTGTGGCAGAGGCAAAGAATACAAGTTTGATGCTAAAAAAGAGTATGCAAACACGAATAAACAAGAACAAGAAGACCTAGATAATATGCCTTTCTAAACATTAACAAAACTTTAACACTATGACACAAAATCAACAAATAAAAAGTTATTTAGAGCAAGGTAAAACAATAACTCCTTTACAAGCATTAAATAAATTTGGCTGCTTTAGATTAGCTGCAAGAGTAAATGACCTACGCAAAGAAGGTTTAAATATTGCAACTAAAATTGTAACTAAAGACGGCAAAACATTTGCAAGTTATAGGATAGTTTAGTATTTTTGTACTGATATATGCGACATATCAATATAAACTTATTAGGGTGGAAGATTGGCAGGTAGTCGCATTACCTGTTTAGTCTGAAGCCCTTTTTTTATTTTATGAGTAAAGACCCAGCCGTGCTTTTTTATACAAGCGATTTTTTGAGTGGCACTTTTACAATGACAAATGAACAAGTTGGGATGTATATACGTTTACTTTGTTTGCAGCATCAAAAAGGCAAATTAACTAACAAGGATATGCTAAGCATATGCAAAGCATATGACGTTGACATTTGGAGCAAATTTGTAAAAGATGGAGAGTTTTTTTATAACGAAAGAATGTACAATGAGACTGTTAGACGTCAAAAGTTCTCAGAATCAAGGAGAAATAACGCTAAATCACTTAAAAACAATAGCACTAGCAAAGCATATGCTAAGCATATGGAAACTGAAACTGAAACTATAACTAAAAATAGAACTAAAACTAAAACTGAAATACTGGATGCAAAGTTTGAAGATTGGTGGTTATGGTACGATTACAAAAAATCAAAAGAAAAGGCAAAAAAGTCTTGGAATAGTTTGACCGAACAAGAAAAGGATTTAGCTTTACAAACAGTTCAAGCATATGTTGAGTCAACTCCAGATAAAACTTTTAGAAAACATCCAACAACATATTTAAACCAAAAATGCTTCAACGATGAAATCATCACAAGAAATACAACAAGTCAATCAAGGATTAGTCCAAAAGTTACCGAATGGGAGTCACTCCAAGCAGTTATTAAACTTGCTAGTGAAAGGCAGTAAAGGAGAATTGCACAATGAGATGTGCAGATATAAAGAAAAAGGGGAAGCATTGCCAATGAAAGTAATTGAATTAGTACCACTTAGTGAAAGATTACCAGCATTAGCAAAAATGTACGGAACTGATAAAATAGCTGGAGTTTTAAGCGTTGCAATAACTAAGGCATTAAATAATTTCAATTTAAGGGTTGGTATGAACTCTGAACAAATTGCAAATCTTGCTTATGAAATAATAACAGAATCCGAAAGCGACCAGTTAGCTATTCAAGATGTAATTTTATTTTTAGATGGTATGGTAAAGTACAAATACGGAAAAGTTTATGATAGAATGGATATGCCAACATTTTTTGAGATGTTTGAAAAATATCGTGATGAAAGGCATTTAGCATACATAAACGGAAAAGAGGAAGCACACGCTCAATTTAAATCAATGGGAGATAGTAACAGAATGTCAACCGACACGGACAAAGAAGCTAACCGAAACGCTATGAAGCAATATCTAACAAACTTTAAATAACATTAATCCCTCACTAATTTATTATTAACGAAGTGGTGTTTGTTATGTCAAAAGGTGGGGGATTTTAAAACATTAATTATGATAACAATTACAAATGAAGATAATATGCAAATGATGGCACGTTATCAAGATAAATACTTTGATTTAGCTATTGTTGACCCGCCTTATGGATTAGATTTAGCAAATATGAATATGGGTATTGGTAAAAGTCCAAAAGCATCTAAAATAGAAAATAGAAAATGGAAGCCAAAAAACTGGGATAAAAATACTCCAAACAAAGAATATTTTGATTTACTTTTCAAAGTAAGTAAAAATCAAATAATATGGGGCGGCAATTATTTTAATTTAGGAATATGTAATAAATATATAATATGGGATAAAGAAATTCCAGAAGGTTTATCATTTTCTGATTGTGAATATGCTTGGACTTCTTTTTGTGGTGCAAATAAAATTTTTAGATTTTCTGCATATAAAAATAAAAGTGAGAAAATACATCCAACACAAAAACCGCCTCAATTATATAAATGGTTATTAGATAAATATGCGAAAAAAGGTTATAAAATATTAGATACTCATTTGGGTTCTGGTTCAATAGCAATAGCTTGTCACGATTTAGGATTTGAATTAACTGCTTGTGAATTAGATACTGAATATTATGAAAAAGCATTAGATAGGTTAAAAAAACATCAAATGCAAAAAAAATTATTTTAATTATGAAAATATTACAATTTGCAAAATTCTTTTTAATTAGTGTTCCTTTAGGAATAATCCTATTTGTAACGGCTAATGTATTATTTGAACTAAAACGTATTTTAAAATGATAGTGAGTGGTGCAGAGAACGCAAGACCAATTAAAATGATAGACATAGAAACCAAAGAAGTAACAATATTTAAAAGCATAGCATACGCAGTTAGAACTACAAAAGTGCCTGAGTACGCAATACGTACTGGATTAAGTCCATTAGCAAAGAAGCGTTTTGAGGTAAATGGGAGACTTGTATGCTTTAGAATACATAAATCATAAAAATATATGAAAGAAATTTGGAAAGATGCTAAAGGTTATGAAGATTTACTAATGGTATCAAATTTAGGAAGAGTTTACAGAAAAGATAGAGAATGGATTACTGGTAAAGGATTAAAAAGGAAATTTGAGGGTAAAATTATAGAACCTACAATAATGAAAGGGTATTGCTATGTAAGTATAAATAAAAGTCAAAAAATATTACATAGAATAATAGCAAATACATTTATAGAAAATCCAAATAATCTATTACAAGTAAATCATAAAAACGGGATAAAAAATGATAATAGAATATCAAATCTTGAATGGGTTTCAGCAGGGGATAATCAAAAACATGCATACAAGCATAAACTTAAAGTTCCAACAAGGAAATTGGCAAAAATGATTTTTCAATATGATTTAATGGGTAACTTTGTAAAAAAATGGGATTGTATAACTGATGCACACAAGCAGGGATATCAAAGGTCTGCAATAATAAAATGTGCTAAAGGGATTCAATCAACATCTTATGGCTACAAATGGACTTATGAAAAATAAACTTATACCATTACCAAAATTGCTTGAAAAGACGCAAAAAGTAGTGAATTTTTATATCCGCAAAAGAGATGAAGGGTTGCCTTGTATATCATGCGGAAGTCCTAATGCAAATCAAGCAGGACATTATTTCCCAGTAAAAGGTCATTCAGCATTAAGGTTTAACGAATGGAACATCAACCTACAATGTGCTGGGTGCAATATGTACAAGCACGGCAACCAAGCAATGTACCGAATAGGATTAGTAAACAAAATAGGCGAGGAAGCGGTAAGAGGATTAGAGACAATTGCGACAAATCTAAAGGTTTATAAATGGTCAAGAGAAGAATTAAATAACATAATCAAAACGTATGGCGAAACTAAGTAGCAATGGTAAAGTTTCTTTTGGTAAACGAAAGAACGGCAAAGCAAAGAAATCTTATAACAAACACTCTCCCAAGCCAAAGGCTTATAGAGGACAAGGCAGATAATATGAAAGATACATACGGCAAAAGAACATATACTTGTAAATGCGGAAGATTAACTGAAGATTACGTTTGGCAGTCTGAATTGGCTAAACATAAGGTAAACTGCTTTCAATGTGGCAAAGAATTGACCATTGACAATCTAAAGGCAGCTTCAGCGGTCCAAGTAGCTTCTATTAGAACTCCAACAAAAAACAGATAATTAAATAAAATTAAAACTATGGAAAATCAATTAAAACAATCACATGTAGAAAGAATGATTGTAGAAAAAGTAGAACTACAAGAAAAAGTACAAAAACTATTAGATTTTATAAATACTCCAATTTATCAAGAATTAGACGAAACAATTAAAGGTTTATTAGCAATACAAGGTCGTGCTATGCAGACTTATTTAGAAGTTTTACAACTTAGAATTAATCTTTCATAATGAGAATACACGAAATAAAGCCAGACCCAAAGAACCCAAGAAAGATTAGTAAAGATGAATATGAAAAGTTACTAAAATCTATCAAAGAAGACCCAAAACTTCTTAATGCTAAACCAATTATCATAGATGAAAACAATGTAATTCTTGGCGGACATCAAAGATATAAAGCGTGTTTAGAATTAGGGATAGAAGACGTTCCAGTTATCAGAATGGAGAATTTAAGCGAAAGAGAACGCAATAAATTACTAATCATTGACAATACTCATAACGGAGAATTTGACTTTGATATGTTGGCTAACGACAATTTGGATTTGCACGATTTAGCTGATTGGGGAGTTAATTTAGACTTCTTTATACCGACCATAGATGAACCAAAACAAATAGACAATACCAAGAAAGGGAAGATTTGCCCTAATTGTGGCGTATCTTTGTAATTCAATGAAAATTCAGTGAGTTATGGCAAACGAACAAAACTTAAAGCCATTCCCTAAAGGTGTAAGCGGAAATCCTGCTGGTAAACCAAAAGGAACGGAACATAGCAAGACAAGACTTAAAAGATTACTTGAATTAGTACAAAAGAAAAAAAATCCTATTACTGGAGAAGAAGAAGAATTTTCGGTATTAGAGTTAATGGATATGCAGATGATTGCGAAAGCGTTAAAAGGCGACCAAAGAGCATACCAAGAAATCATTGACCGATTAGAAGGTAAACCTAAGCAAACAAGCGAGGTTGAGTTAACTGGGGGAGTGAATATTGTTTGGGAGGAGAAGAAAACTTATGTAGGAAATACTGGTAGCTTATAGGTTTGACCATTTAAAGCAATTTTTGGAATGGGGTACCCGTTCGGTTGTGTCCTTTAAAAATGGTATCTTTTATTATGGAACTATCAATAAAACAAACTATTGCTCTTGATTTATTAGAGGATAAAACAACAAACGAGGTTTTATTTGGTGGCGGTGCAGGTGGTGGCAAGACCGCATTGGGTTGTTATTGGCAACTAAAGCAGCGTTTAAAATATCCCAATACTCGTGGGTTAATAGGTCGTGCGGTGCTAAAGACATTAAAGGAAACTACATTAGTTTCTTTGTTTCAAGTGGCTAAAATGCAAGGTTTAGAAAAAGGCAAGCATTATAACTACAACGCACAAATGAGCCAAATAGAGTTTATAAACGGCTCAATTATTTTATTAAAAGACCTTTACTCATACCCAAGTGACCCTAACTTTGACGAATTGGGTTCATTGGAAATTACCGATGCTTTTATAGACGAGGCAAACCAAATAGAAGACAAAGCAAGAAATATCATTAAGTCAAGGATTAGATACCAACTTGACGAGAACGATTTAGTGCCTAAAGTACTTTATACCTGCAACCCTGCAAAGAATTGGACCTATCACGAGTTCTACAAGCCACAAATAGATAACACAATACCAGAAAATAAGCGATTTATTCCGTCTTTAATTGACGATAACCCTTTTATATCTAAGCACTACAAACAAAACCTATTAACCTTAGATACAGTTAGCAAGGAGCGTTTGTTATTCGGTAACTGGGAATACTCAAATGATCCTTCAACCCTAATTGAATATGATAAAATTATTGACGCTTTTACTAGCACTTTTGTACCTACTGGTTCACGCTATATTACTTGCGACGTTGCACGTTTTGGGAATGATAGTACTGTTGTGGGTGTTTGGGATGGCTTCCGTGTTAAGTTGCACCAGTACAACGGCAAGTCGGTTGTGGAAGTGGCTGAAATCATTAAAAGTTTTCAAATAGAAAACCAAGTACCAAGTTCTCAAATTGTAGTTGATGAAGACGGGGTTGGTGGTGGAGTTGTTGATATTCTACGCTGCAAAGGATTTGTCAATAATAGTTCTCCATTAGAAAACCCAATAACAAGGCAGAAGGAAAACTTTGACAACCTTAAATCACAATGTTATTACAAGTTAGCTGAATTAATAAATGATAGCAAATTGTATATCAATGCAAGTGGCACAATGAAAGAAAAGATTATTCAAGAACTTGAGCAAGTCAAACAAAAGTCGGTAGACAATGACGGCAAGAAAGCAATAATACCTAAGGACAAAGTAAA